CGCCTTCATCGTTGGTGGGCTGCTGCTGCCACTGGGCATTCCACTTCTTTAAACCAATGCTGACTTTGACTTTTTCTAGCTCATCTATATGCCAATACTCGGGCCAAAGTGCGCGGCCCGAGGGAAGAATGGCAGGAAATTCCAAGATCTCCCATTGATCTGACTTTAACTGCCCTTGCTGCCTTAGTAAGCGCCCTGTAAGGTCATCGGTCTTCCAGCGGGTATTAATGATGATGATCGAGCCGTTGGGCTGGAGACGCTGACGGGGGCCCGAGGTATACCACTCCCAAGTGTTCTCCATGGCTGTCTCGGACAGAGCGTCCTGCTCGTCCAAGATATCGTCCAGAATGACAATGTCACCGCCGCGCCCGGTCATCGCGCCGCCCTTACCGATGAAATAGGCTTCCCCACCACCCTTCGTGTTCCACCGACCAGCAGCCTTGCTGTCAGCAGAAAGGCCCACGGACGGGAAAAGTTCCTTGTACTTATCTTCCTCGACAAGGTTTCGGATCATCCGGCCAAAGCGTTGGGCCAGCTCGGCAGTATGGGAGCCGACAATGAGTTTAGAAGCGGGGATCTTGCCCATCAGGTAGGCGGGGAACAGATAACTGCCCATCTGTGACTTGCCGTGGCGCGGGGGCATGGCGATCATGAGCCGCTTGCATTTGCCCTCGATCACCCGGTCAAAAGCCTTGGCAATCCGCTTGTGGTGTTCCCCGATGATGATCTCGGGCCAGACGTAGCGGCAAAACTCTAGGAAGTTGGTGGTGGCCTTGTCCCGGATTTCAATTTGACGTAGGCGTAGCTCCAGCAGGAGGCGTTTATGTTCGACATCGGGGGCTTCATTTGGGGCCATGGGCAGACTCGTAAGGTTCTGAATTTTTATAGTATACCCCCACCCTTGCCTTTTTAAAAACAAGGGGGTGGGGTCGATAACTCCCGATTACCCTGTTATTTGTCTAAAACAGGGGCGAAGCTGACGCTGAGCAAGCCGGTGCCTTTATGGCCCTCCCCCCTCTAAGAAAGACAGAGACAGACAGTCAGAGAGTTGCGGGCCCACCCACCCCCGCCACCACCTTTGAGGGAAAAATAGAAAGAAGAAGTAAGGGTAAACACCTATTGACACGGCGGGCCCACCCACCCCCGCCACCACCTTTAGGGACTGATAGTTATCAGTTTATATTGCGATATTGGCAATCATTCAAGCGACCCTATTACATTTGGCAAGCATCGCGTAAGTGCTTGATTTATAAGGCTTTTTTGGGAATTGCTTAGGTGCGCGGACTGGGGCGCTGCGCACAGGCAAAAGAAAAGCGGCCCAGTTGGGCCGCTTAGGGTAACTGGGCCCGTGGGCCCAGTTCGGGGTTACTCTGCTGCTGCTGCTGCTTCGCGTGCTTTGTATGCTTCTTTGGAAGCAGTGCTTAAGCGTACAGCTTCCTCTTCAGGGTAAAGATCCACTTCTTCAATTTGCACGCTAGCAAATTTGCTAGCGTATGCGAAGTCTGTGCCATCATAATTGCAGAGGCTAGAAGCTTTGCGCAGTGTGCCGATGAACCCGATAAACGCTTGCAGTTCTTTGGTGGAAACGCTCTCAGGGATCACCAGCTTGCAGTCCCATCCGAGGTTCAATATACGAGTCTTCATTTTGCTATCCTTTCTAGGGTTGATTGTCAGCGGCTGCTGACATGGACATTATAAGCCAGCCCCACGGGGCTGGCCCACAATTCTTTCTATCGATTAATCGAACGTGATAGATACGCACGTGCCGGACAGTGCCGACTCGACATCAAAGTTGTTATCCATCCAGTCCTGCACCTTTTGATCTAGATCGATGTCATCGATGGCCTCATCGATCTGGCGGGTAATTTCGTGGCTGTGATTTTCAAGTGCCACTTCCACTGAACTGTGAACAGCAGTAAAGGCCTTTTGAATTTCGGCCTCGATCAATTCGCGCAGTGGTGCGTTGGCAGCGGCCATGTCGGACTGGTGCAGTTTGATGGCTGTATTCAATACTGAATACACAGCAGTGAGTAACGCTGCCGAATTGTCAGAGCCATTGGCCAGTTCAGTTGCACGGGCCAGCGCCGTATCCATGTTGTCATACGTCACAAACAGGTTGTTTGTGTACGTGGCAAGAGTAGTTCCGTAGACTTTCATTTTGCTATCCTTTCTAGGTTGATGATGTAGCCCCACTGGGGGACTGTCTGAATTATAGCCCAGTGGGGTAACAAACCAGCCCCAGCCCCGATTGTATTTTTCAATTAAACCAGCCCCACCGATAGCGCCCAAGCTTCGCGGCCCTTCGCTGCGCGAGCCCTTCGGGCGCGGGCCGCGAAGCTTGGGACGTGGTGCGCGGTCCGCGCACCACGCAGCGCGGTGCATTTTCACTGGTGCACGCAGCGCGGCGCGCGGCTTGGTTTCCGATATCGAAAGCAACCTAAAAAAGGCCAGCAAAATTACCCTTTTCCATTGGGCAATTCGCCAGCCTTACGCAATAGTTAAGCGCTAAGCAATTCCACTGCTCGATTTTTAAGCGCTGCGCCAGTGCCAAACCATGCCGATTCAAGGCGCGTATTGTCGGACCTTCCGCGCTCATGATCCACCAATTCGGTGACAGCATTAAGCATGGCCCAGCGACTACCAGCAACCCCGTCGATATCGGAACCGATAGCGGCTCCGTTGAATAATTGCAGCACCCGCTTATAGGCGCGGCTTTCTGTGATATCGATCCGGCCTGTGTGGTAGGGTTTGAGCAATTCGGCAACAAAAGAATCGGCCTCCGCTGCACTCATGGTTTCCGCTGCCAATTGGCGGCTCTGAACAATAAAGCGCTCGAATTGATTCGCCACAATCCCCAATTGCAGGCGGACGGTGTCGGCGTCGAAGCGCTCACTATGCAATACGCGAATGGCACTTTTCAGATATCCCTTTTCGGTTTCCGCTTCGCCCTTCACGGCCTGCCCGTTGGAATAGCCGCCCACTGCCGCCGTGATTGTGTTATTGCACACCACGCGAATTGCAGTGAATTTCGCAATTGTCGCCATGGTTCCATCGTAGGACGTGCCCAGCAATAGGTACGGCTTGACTAGGTCCCCGTCTACCACTGGTGCCGCTTCGCCCACGCTCGCCAGTGCCCAAACCCTGCGCCCGTAACTAAGGGCTCCGGCTGTCTCCAATTGAAAACCGCCAAGCGCTACTAAGTCAGAGAAAAAGCCCATTATTTCGGCGGGCTGAACAACGTTATAGCCCTTCGATACTACCGCCAGCGCTGCGCCGGTATCGCTCCGGTGCAGTACTTTACGCTCCGGCCATGCTTGGGGCTCTGTTGCCGCTGCTGTCTGAAATAGAACGGGGCTCTCCAATACGCTGTAAGACAAGCCAGCTTCGCGGGTCCAAGTGGGGATATCTGCCCCCGCTGTCAGTGCCTGCCCCAGTCCGTGCCACGGGGTTTTACCTGCGTACGCAATCGCTGCGCTGCCGGTGGTGGTGTCGATCATATGTGCCATTTTGCTATCCTTTCTGTTGTTAAAAAATTACCGGTTTTCCTGTTCCGGTGCGCCAGTATAAGCGCAATATTCAGTGCCTGCCGATTGTATTTTTCAATCGAATTTATCCAGCACCCAGCTAATCCCTATTATGACGGCCAGCGCCACGAAGGCCATTATCATGCTGCCGCCTTTCCGCAATCCCCTGCGATATGGTGCCGCAACATGCTGCCACGGGGCAAACCATGCGCGAAGGCGCGGACGGCCTGCGCATCATTGGCGGCCCCTTTCTTTTTAGTAGCATGCCACTGTATAGCAGTGGGGCCCGATGCTGCATAGCAACCCCCTTCGGCATCGGTGCCGACTCTCTTTTTTCCGGTACCGTGCCCAACGAACACCACCACATAATCACGTTGACCACGTGCGCATAGTGGGGAACCATTCCCGCACTGCTGGCATGTGAATGAATCGGACAATTCGGCAGGGCACCGGACAAACCCGATACCGTGGAATTTTCGGGGCCATTGGTCCGCGCTATCGTGGGGCGCTGCGTAAACGGCAGGCCTTCCAAGCTCTACAGCGCGTGCCGCATCTTGCATGGTGTCGCAGCTTGCATTAAATACGGTTTTGCCTTCGGCAGGCAGTGGTAAGGCTTCGGCCTGAAAATGGCTGTAGGTCCAAGCCAAGCCCCCACGGGGAACCGCATCATAAACGGCCTGCATATATTCGGCATCGACTAGGTCCGTGCCGGTTTCGCTTTTCGGGTGCAGCTTGCACGTTTTGGGGCACGTGCCATAAGTCTCATGTTCGCCTGCGCGATAAGTAACGGCAATGGGGCCGGTTTTGCTGTTGCTGCTGGTTTGTACTGTCTTGAGCATGATGTTATCCTTTCTGATATGCCGGAACCGTTCCGGCATGGTTTGAATTATGCGGCTATTTGGTTACTCCGTGCATTGTATTTTGCTATCGTCTCGCGGCTAATAATAGGTATCGCAGTGCGTGCCGGAAAGTCCCACGGGAACCCCTCTATTACCATGTTCTCGGCGTATTGTCGGGCGGCCTTAAGAGTATCGAAAGCGCGAACGGCGGTGCGCGTGCTAGGGTAGCAAACAACGAACTTGACGCGCTCGCGCGGCTTGGGGTGTTGGCGTCGGTAGCTTACGGGATTAGACATTTTGAGCCCCTTCGATTACGCGCATAGCGGCTTCCTCGCCCCCATCACACATACTAACGGCAACGACAATTGCGGCCATTACGTCCGAAAGGGTCTGCTCCCCTGCACCTCGAACGACAGTGGAATAAATACCGCCATTTTCTTGGGCGCTATCCCAATCAATATATTGGCTTTCGCGGTACATTTCGATTGTGGTTTTAACCGGCTTTTTAGCAAAAGCCACAGCGTGGCCCCATAAAATGTATGAGTCAGTTACCGTGCGGCTTTCGGAAAAACGTTCCGATATTCTTTCCTCGTCATAACCCATTGACAACATAAGGGCAATCGTTTGGACATTTTCCTTGCTCTCATAACCCATGCATTGGCCGTACGCCTCAACAAAGGCTTCTATCTCTTTTGCGGTTTTCATCTCTCTATCCTTTCTGTGGTGTGCGCACTATTGCGACACGGCCCTATGTTAGCCCAAAATACATCCCTGCCTAATTGTATTTTCCTATCACTAAGCCAGTGCCAATAGCTGCCGCAATTTACTCCAATCCATGGCGCGGGACGGCCAAGAGGCCATAGGCGCAAGCCTAAGCCCCTGCTGGGCAAGCTCGATAGCATCCTTGCCAGCATAAAGGGATATCGTGGAAGGGACCAACAAGGAGCCCTCCCGCTTGACCAAAATAAAGCACGGACGGCCCGCTGCTGAGTTGCGGGCCATAAAGGCTATTTGATGTGGCCGAAGGCCTACCTTCAGGCCGCGAGTGACAACCTTAAGCTCGACCAGCACAAACCGCGAATTAATGCCAATGAGCATGTCCGGAATGCCGAGGTTTACCCGATTCTCCAGCCGCTCAATATCGCAATTGAGCAGGCTAGTGCGCACGCGCTGGGAAAATTTACTCTCCGGTGTTGTCGCCATGGTCTATCTCGAAAATATCAGGCGGGGGCTCCGCCACGCCTGCGTCAAAAATGGGGTCTGCCTGCTTAGCTATGCTGTCCATGACCAAACCGGTGTCAGCGTCAATCAGGGCAGTCGGAGGGGGACCGCCGTACAAGCGCTTAAGCTCTTCAAGCTGGTGTTGCACTTCTTCTTTGCTCATGCTGTCAATGGTCCCGTGCCGGATTTCCTTGCGCTCCACGTAGATTGTCCCCAGCGCCTGTCCGCGCCGATACTCAGCGGCCACGGCAGCCGAGAACGCCCCAGCCTCCAGCGCCTTGTCGCGGATGATCTGAAGGTCCCGCATGTGCCGCTCATAGCTGGTGTTGTACTTTGAGGCCAATTCGGCCCTGTAGGCCTGAATAGCGGCCACCACGTGGGGGTATACCTTGGGGTTCGTTAGCTTCCACGCCATGACCGATGCGCTGCCCTCTCGGTACCCTGCGCGGATCGCGGCTTCCTTCAGGGTCACACGGCCATCCCCTGAGACGTACTCCTGAACGAACTTCCATTCCTTTTCGTTCATAACCTTGCGCTGCTTGCGCAGCGGGACAACTTCCCCAGCCATGCGCTGCTTGGCCTTGTCAGGCACCACAGGCGGCACGTTCCAAACGTCTTTACGGGTCATGCTGTCCTCCATAGTCGCCAGCCGCCGCTTACCTGCTTCAAGGAGAACTTCCACGTGGGCTCATGCTTCTGGATGAACTGGGCAGCAGACACCCGCGCCGAGGTTCCCTTGGGCAGGGTATCAAAAAAGATGCTGTCGCCCACTTCCATATCCTTGAACGGGTAGCGGGTCCTTCCTTGGGGTATGGGCACATCAGGGTCTATTTGGAGGTTTGTAAGGGACATGATATATAAAGCCTATCGTAACGCAGATGTAGCTACTTTAAGGGACGTAATTTCCAGAAGTCAAGCGTTCAGTTTTTCGGGCCTCCTATAGAGTTTTTTCACAAGAATTTATTTTTTAATTTTTTTTTCTCGAAGCGTAGGGACACCCCAGTAAATTACACCTACTACAGTACTCAGATTCCACCGTAATGGTATAACCTATTGATTTACATCACTTATTACGCCAATTACACCATTACGTCTATTCTCACAAAAAAAGATGAAAAAACATTTTTCTTTGGAAAAACCTTATAGGGAACCCCAAAAAAGCATATAAGAACCGCTTTCTTATATGCTTTTGGTTATATAAGACCCATACCATAGGGTAAACCCTAGTATCAATTCTACAAATTGACACCCAAAAATAAAGCTTGACGTAAGGCTAGGTAAGATACAATAAACCCCGGGCCTCGGTCCTCGGACCAGTTTCCATTAACCATCAAGAAAGGATAGATAAATGCAGACACAGATGCCGAATCAAACCAGCATTGCAGACGTAATGCTGAGCATTCCTGTAGAAGTTCACTACGCGCTAGACAAAGACGGGAGAACGCAAATAGTAGCAGTAAACGTAACGGTAGGGAAAAGCTCTCTAAACGTTATCAGTCTACTTGGAGAAGATGACTTCTTTGATATTTTTGTCCAACTGGACGATTACTACCACGAGGTGTCCTGATGAGCTACGTCAACTACTGGCACAAAATCAACGACAAGGGCGACTACTTTAATTGCAATTTTTACTACGAGCCCGTGGAAAAAGCCACTGCTGATGATCCCCCGAGCCACGGTTCGTGGATCTTGGTCAGTGTGAAGTTAGCCGGTGTGGACCTGTTTGAACACCTGTCCTACACCACTTTGCGGGACATTGAGGAGTCCTCGCAGATCACTTTTGAAACCATGGGGGAATAAATGCAGAGTTATCTTTTTTGGTCACAGGAGCATGGTGACGTGTATATACATGCTGAAAACGAGGACAAGGCGTGGGACAAGTTTTACGACACCCACAATGGAAATGGGGACTACGAGGTTGTGGTCCATTTGTTAGACGAACTAGGAGAGAGCTATGAGTGATGATCTTTATCAGGTGTACCACATCAACGGCACCGTTACCCCCGATGAGTATCGGGAAGCCTTGGTCCGCGCAACGTCACCCGAGGACGCTGTACAGCAATTTGGCGCTATTTATCCTGAAGTCCCTGAAGGCGATTTTGTGGAAGTGAACTTGGCATATCTGTGCACTGACTGCGGTTGGCCATCAATTAAGCAGAGTAATGTCCGCGATATCAGTGGAGCGGATGCCTATACCTGCCATGTCTGTGAAAACTGTGGCCACCACTTCGGAGGGGACCTTGACCATGCTTAACCTGATCCGCCTGTACTTTATGTTCCGCCGCAAGGGGTGGAGCCGTATTCAATCGATTAAATCAACTTGGAGAATTGCAAAATGATATTTGGAACTAAACGCATCAAAGCTTTGGAAGAGCAATTGGAAATGCACATTAACCGGCTCAACAACCTGTTTGCAAACCTGCAAAGTCAGATCATTAGCCTGCACCACGCGAAGGTGACCGCCAGTGTGGATAAGAAGGTTGCCCAGCGCCTAAAGCAGCGGGAGTATGCACGGGAGTATTACCGCAAGAACAAAGCCGTGGTGAATGCAAAGACCGCAGCACGGAGAAAGGCCAAGGCTGGGAAATGAAATTTTTTTCTTTTTTGAAGAATCAACTAAAGGGGCTGACACCTTTGGAAGTGATCAGCAAGGAGCTGGCACAGGCTCATTTGGATAGGCTGGAAGCGGAGAATGCTTGCGAATACAGCCAAGCTGTGCTGGATCTAAATTTGGCCCGCATCGAACGGTTAAACCTACGTATCAAGGAGTACAAATAATGAACTGGACACCTGAGCAGAAATGGAAAGTCATACAGGCGTGGTTGTACGCATACGACCAAGGCATACACAAAGACTACGAGCAGCAACTACTACTGGCTATCAAAGGAGAAGCACAGTGAACGAAGCAGACAAACACTACATGACACCGACACCCATTGAAGAAGAGGTCCGTGATCCGTGGTCCTTTATCAGTCAACAGATAAGAGGTCTACTTGCACTTGCAGCCATTGTGGTTGGTGTGTGGATGCTTGTTGCAGCGGTGGTGGTGAGATGAACGAGATGACAGACTGGTTTCCCCCACACATCAAGCCTGTGCATATCGGTGTGTACGAAATTAAATTTTCTAATGTGCCACTTGGCAAACGTTTAATGTACGCACGATGGAATGGTAAAGAATGGTCAAACTTTGCGTATAAAAAGAATGATGACTGTATGAACGATTGTTTCGGCGCAGTGCAAA